TCACAGCAAATTAAAATAGATGTCTATATTTCCGTCAGTAATCACAATCTTGTCTATGCATTCTTTCAGAATTTTGTTTTGTTCTTTTACATCTAATTTATCCCATACATCCGAAATCTTTTTTATTTTTTCAATTCTCTCCGGAGTGTTCAAAGATTTTTTCTGCGTTTCCCTGTTTAGCTCTCTTCTAAGTTCTTTTACCCGTTTTTCCGACTTTCCGATCACTTCCAAGAGCGTTTCGCTTTCACTTGTGGCATATAATTCATAAAGCTTTTTGAGCTTGTCAACCGTGCTTTTCAGTTCTTTTTCAATAAGCTCTTTTTTACTGTATTGCTTTTCGCGTCTTCCTGTTATATTTACAGCGAACCGTTTAAAGCAATCCGACACTTCTTTTTCCACATCCTTTGCGTCCGGTCTTTTGTTGTCACAATTTGGGTTTTTTACCATGTATTCTTTGTACCCATCCCTAGAATAACACTCTAATACATGTCTATTCGCCCATTTTTTATATCGCATTCGTGCGCCACATTTTCCGCAAAAGCACAGTCCAGAAAGTAGAAATTTGTTGCAGATATAAGAATTGTTCGCTCGTTTTTCCATAAATCTCTGTGTTTTATAAAATGTTTCTTCGTCTACGATTGCTTCATGTTTCCCCTTGTAGATGTTTCCTTTGTATTCTATGTATCCTATATTCGACTTTCTTTTTAATATCTGGACAACAATTCTTTCTCCTTTCATTCCCAGCATTTCCGATATTCTCTGGCATGAATATCCATCGTTATACAACCGATACATAGTCCGAACCTTTTCTGCTTCTTCTTCTTTTGGATGCAATATCCCGTCATTTCTGTCATAGTAATAGCCGAACGGGACACGCCCTCCTCCCATCCACAAGCCGCTTTTAACACGCTCAAGCATCCCGGCTTTTGTTCGCATGGATATAATCTCGCGCTCGTACTGTCCCATAAGCGCATCAATGCCGATTTTCATTTTGTCCATTGGCGTATCCAGACTTAATTCTTCGGTAGCTGATACAATCTTAACATTGTATTCCGGTAATGTTCGATACAGAATAACAAGCGTATCAATGGTATCACGGCTCACTCTGTCGAGTTTATAGATATATACCTTTTCTATGTATCCATTCTTAGAATCCTCTAATAACCGTTGTATATCCGGTCGGTCGAGCGTGCTGCCAGAATAACCGCCATCTATATACCACTTGTCTATCTTGTCTCCCTCTTTTTCTGCCCTTTCTATGATCTTGTTCTTTTGCAGATCCAGCCCATATTTTTCCGTCTGGTTTTCTGTCGATACCCTCAGATAACCTACATTCATTTTCTTCATGTCAATCCTTCCTTTCTATTTAAAAAGAATTGACCGAGATTCTATCAAGGTCAATTCTATATCATTACTTCTTTTCCGTCAATTTACTGGCAAGAATCTTTTTTATATTTTCATTTTTTATTTCAATTTTTTCCAAATCTTCTCTTTTTGTAAGGATCCCATTTACGTATATCCTAACCACTTTCTTCCTCCTTTTTTAATCTAAGATCACGTAACTTTTTCATTGCCAATCTTCTATAACCCTGGAAATCTACTTTTTGAACTGGGATAAAGTATATTCGGCTCATTCTGTCATAGCCTACACCCGTTATCAGATTCAAAAAAATATAATGTGCTATATATTTGTTGGCTTCTACGCACGCGGCTAGAACGTCCTCTTGTTCTTCTCCTTTTGCCGTTCTGCAAAAATCAAGGATTTTTTTCTCTGTATCGCTATCTATCTTATAATCTCGCATGTATTTATATCTCGTCCTTGTCATTTCTACACCTCTTTTATTATCCCCTTTCTCGTTAAATACGTTTCTATTGATATCGCATTCTTTGGCGTTCGCATTCACGCCTTTTCTCTGTATCTTTTTGGCAACTTCATCCACGCAACGACATTATACGGATCTCCGTTACCGTCAAACCACACTCCAGTCTGGGAATAATACAGCGTTGTTGCCTTATCAGCTCCATCGATCGAGACCAGAAACTCCGCTGCATATGCACTTCTGACATATGATTCTATGAACTCCCGTTGATCCGGAAGACGTTCTGTTGTTGGAATCCATCCGTTACTCATTATTCTCTGCCTTTCTTCAGTAAATCAAATTCTTTGTCCTGACTAATGATTCTCATAACTTGCTCCACCTTTCACATCCCATGCGCAAATGTCGCAATCCTCAGGACATACATTTGCCTTTATTGCTCTTTTGCACATCTCCATTTTAAATTCTCTATCATCCTCAATGTCTTTGATAAATCCGAGTTTCCTCAAGATTTTATGAATCAGTGATTCTTTTCTCACTTTATCTCCTTCTTTCTTCTTGCCATGACCATGTGCTTTCCGCTTTTCTGCAATTCACCATAAATCGAATCGCAGATTGCTGATATCCCAATGTTTCTCGACGGACTCTCAAAATAAATTGTATCCGTCTTTTCCCATGTCCTTGTTGGTGCGTGGTAAAATCTTCCGTCTGCTGTCTCTACCATCGTCTGTTCCTCACATGCTGTAGGTGTGTAGAATTTTACTACGTAACCAATCACTCCACTTGAAATGCACCGTACTTTATCTCCGATACTGAATCCTCTAATCATCAGCTTTTTCCATCCTTTCAAAATAGAATTCAACCGGTTTTATCTCTTCTCTTATCAACCCGTATTTACATAGTAATTTGTAATTGAAATTCTTCCGTAAATTCTCATATAACATAGTTGATAAATTTTTCCGGAACGTTTCCAAACTGTATGTACCCTTATAGAAGTTGCAAGCTCTACATGCCGGCATATAGTTATCAATGCTGTTAAGTTCCTCGTCCGTTAAGGTTTCACTATAAGAACGATACTTTTTATAGTCATGCTTATATACCGGCTCTACATGGTCAACTTGCATATCCTTATATTCCAGCTCGCAGCCACAATAGGCGCATCGACAATTGCATTTCTTGTATACCAACAGCCGGACTGATTTGGGTATACTTTTCCGGCTACTCATCTTCATTCTCCTTCACATAATCCTGGCATTCTTCCATGTATTCATATTGGTCTAAATCATCACACAGAATATTGCATTCTTCGTGCCTCTCGCATTCCATACAGCATTTCCGGTTGCCTATGTCTACGATACATAACCGTTTACATCCCATCTTCTTTCTCCATCCATCTATTCCGTTTTATCTTCAAGTGCCATCTCACTGAACCTCTTCAAAACATCAGGAATATTCATTCTCTCGATTGTTTCTTTTGCAAGATTTTCTTTTAACTTCTGCTCCAATGATTTTATGAGACTTTCTTCAACTTCTCTTTTTGCTGTGGCAATCATATTCTCTACTCATTTACTACCTTAATCCCTGTACACTGTTCAAAAATTTCAGCATCAAAGTTTGGTATTGATTTGATGATATTTTTCTGATATTCTGACAGGCTGTCCCACCATATCTGACCACATTCAGATTCATCAAGCGCTTTGAGATAACCACCTGTTGTCTTATAAGTTGGATATGCTTCCTTTTCTTCATCGGTCATATCTTTTTCATATACCCATTCAACAACGTCTTTTGGTATCTGATTCAGTAAATATCTTGCATCTGATCTCAACCAATCGTTATAAGTCATATCTGACGGTTTATTGAACAGCATGATCTTCTGTTCTTCTGTATTAAAACAACCAGTATTGAAAGAAGATTTGTTCCAGTCCCCGGTGTTACAGAGTCCGGTGTTCCAGTCCCCGGTGTTCCAGTCCCCGGTGTTCCTGTTCCCGGTGTTCCAGTCCCCGGT